CTTCTGCCATGATTCCTGTATCCTTAAACTTTACAACAGATGGTATAGCAGGAATGTCTATGGGTCAAGCATTTACTATATCAGATGAACTTCTTCCTTATACATACTCAACAAAGAAGGTCGTAGGTTTACCAACAGATCATGTAAATAATGTCGGTTTTGTAATGGTAGGTCTTATTCATACTATTGAAAATAATAGTTGGAATACTGCGGTTAGAGCAAACATGATATTCTTGAAAGATAAAACTGAGTTTTCAGGAAGTGTTACTAGAGTAGAAACTAGGCAAGGAGAATTTCAAATTAATGCTAATAATCAATTTAATACAGACACTTATCAACAAACTAATTTTAAAGCACAAAGCCCAGAAGCTAAAAAAGCAGCAGAAAATTATTTAGGAAAATTAATTACAGACACAGAATGGAGTCAATTAGTAGCTGCAACTTATGCAGAAGCTAGTAGCAACCAAACTGAAAGAGCTTGGGTTATGGCTGTTATATTAAATAGAACAAGGAACAGTGGAAAGTCAATTACAGATACTCTAACTGCAAAAAATCAATTTCAAGCAGTAACAGGAACATCAGCAAATGGTAATAGACCTAGCCCTATGTATGTAAATGGGCCAGATTCTAGTAGCGCAGCGGCTATATATGGAGCTGCAGTTAATATACTATCTCAAGTTCCTACAAATTATGTATTTTTTACATCCAATAATGAAGCAGCATATGGAGCAGGAACAGATATATCTTTCTTATTTAACTTAAGAAATAAACCGAACGCTAAAATTATAGGCAAAACTGTATTTTCAACAACTGCTTAAATATGTTAAGATATTATCCATCTTTTAAAATAGTAGCAAATCAATCCACTAATGGAGGTGAATACCTTTTAAATGGTAAGCCATATAAAGGAAAATATTATCGCACGTATGACGATAGAGCTTTCACGGGCATTTCACCAGAAACAGGTCCTAGTCAACAATTAGAAAAGATCAAAAGATACCAATCTAGTCCTGGTTTAAACAATGCTAACTTATCTGATAGAAGTAAGATAGACTTAGCTATTAGAACTAATACGTCTAGTATAAGAATTCCTGGTAAGCCTAATAACTACTATCCAAATCCTACAGCAGATGATTATGCTAGAGGTTATATTATAAGATATTTCACTAAGAAAGAAAATGAGAAAGGTTTTATCATAGAGATATCTAAAGAAGAATATAACAATATAGTGAATGGTACTACAGACTACGATATAACTTTGTATCAAGTGGTTGAGCTATTTTGGAAGATAACTGGCCCACTTAGAAGTGTAAGAACATCACAATACAATGTAACACCAGGCATAATTGATACAAATCAAAGACTGGTTGAGACTAATAATAAGAACTTTTTTGGACTCACAGAATTTATTGCTGGAGACTACACAAAATTTGCAAGACCTACTCAATAGATTGAGAGCATAATATTCATTTTATTTTCTTATTATTGTGGTTAATAACAGGTTATGTATTTCATCATTGAAAATAAAGAACAGTTAAGTAAGTTAGAAGTATCTGAAGATGCGTTTATCCAGATTGTTACTTCAAATGACTACTATCACCCAAAGTTAACTAGAGCTAGTTTAATATACTACAATAACTCTAAAAAGGGCTACATCTTTGTTATCAATCATTCTGAAGGTTTTTCTCTAGACATTAAGCTAGTAGAAGAGTTCTTGCAAAAGCATACTAAGGTTTATCTACTAGATAAGAAACTGCATTCCTATTTTCTTGATCTTCCAAAGTCTATTGATGTACAGTTTATTTGTCTAGACAAGAACAATGAGTATAGTTCTTTTGAGTGCAATACCCCTGTTCATAGGGACTTCTATTTAAGGCATCCTATTATGCCTACACTAAATGAAGTCATTCCAATATCCAAACACTATGAAAAATGTGAGTGTCTATATCAGATGGTAAAAGACTACTTTGAGCTTGAGATGGATATTGAATTACAAGACAAGCTAGTAGACGCATACAAGCATGTTGAAGAGGTAGGAATAAAAGTAGATCTATCTTGCTTTAATAAGAAGTATCAATTCCAGCATCCAGAATACTCTATATTAGGTGATACTATCTACTCATATTATAACCTTTATAATTTGACTGCTAGACCAACTAACTCCTTTAATGGGATTAACTTTCTGGCTATCCCTAAAGATAAGGACTTTAGAGAGTGTTTTGTCCCTAAGAACGACTTCTTGGTAGAGTTTGACTTTGATGCCTACCATTTGAGGTTGATATCTAACCTGATTGGGTTTGAAGCTCCTAAAGAGTCTATGCACGTTTATTTGGGGCATCAATATTTTAAAACAGACCTTCTAACTGAAGGAGAATATAAAGAGGCCAAAACCATTACATTCAGACAGCTTTACGGTGGTATAGAGAAGCAGTATGAGCACATAGACTTCTTTAAATCTTTAGGCCAGTTCATAGATCAAGAATGGAAGAAATATAATGCCCATAAAGCATTGGTACTTCCAACCGGAAGGATCCTGAAAAAGCTACCAGGTATGAATAAACTTAAAGTATTCAATTATATTGTCCAGAACCTAGAAACCAAAGAAAACATATACAAGATCCTAGAGATCAACAAACTCTTGAGTAAAAAGAAGACAAAACTGATCTTAATTACGTACGATTCATTTTTGTTCGATTTTGATCAAAAAGATGGCAAGAACACACTAAAACAAATCAAAAACATATTAGAAGGATCAAATATGATCGTAAAGCACAAATACGGCACCAACTATGCTTTCTGATATATTACACATATTTATTAATAGTAAATAAAAGGTTATGAAGACAAATGAACTAGTAGAGATAACATCAGAGTCGATTATGAATAAACTATTTTGTACCTTTTCTCCTAAGGAAAGTATAGATGATACCCTTAGGGAAATAAATAAAGAGTACACTATCCTATATAAAAAGATATTTGTTTTGGCATCCCCAGAATCAGAAGAGTTTTTGTGTACTTACAACATTGAGATCGAAGGAACCCAAACCAAGATCCTTCCTAATACTATCTTGCTTCATAGAAAGAAAGACTCCAACACATTATATACTATTAATGCTTTAAACACCTTGATCAAGCAATTAAATGGTGGAGTACTAGATACATCTTTCCCTATCAATTGGCAAGACTATAAGAACAGCGTACTTCTTACACAAGGAGACGATCTTAAGAAGTTGAACACCACTATCCACAAGATAGTTGCTGTATAACTTTAGAGAACGATTTTTCTATCGCTTCTTTTTATCTTACATTTATCGAAATTAGTTACATATGGATATATCCGTTTTAAAATCAAGACTGTCGGCTCTACAAAATCCACGTGGAGGACAAAAGAAGGACCTATCCCAGACAATCTGGAGGCCTACCGTGGGAAAACATTCTGTACGTATTGTACCTTCTAAGTTTGACAAGCAAAACCCCTTTAAAGAGGTCCTAATGCATTATGGCATCAACAACAGAACCATGATGAGTTTGGCCAACTTTAATGAGAAAGACCCTATTGTTGAATTTGCTCAAGGACTTCGCAAGTCTGGAGACAAAGAAAACTGGTCACTTGCCAAGAAGCTCGAACCCAAAATGCGTATCTTTGCACCTGTTATTGTACGTGGTGAAGAAGATAAAGGTGTTAGGCTTTGGGAATTTGGTAAGCAGGTTTATATGGACTTGTTGAGTATTGCTGAAGACGAGGACGTAGGAGATTATACAGATCCTATTTCAGGTCGTGACATTACAGTTGAAACAGCTGGTAAAGAAACCACTGGTTTGATGTATAACACTTCTACTGTTAGGGTTAGGACTAAGTCCACTCCACTTTCAGATGATGCTGACAAAGTTAAGACCTGGCTTGACAATCAACCAGATCCTTTGTCACAATTCAAGAAGTATTCTTATGATGAAATGAAGGAAGCCCTTCTCAAGCATTTGAATCCTGAAGAAGAGTTGAAGGAGCAAGCAGACGCTGTAGAGTCTAAACCTACAGGAGATTTGCCTTGGGAGAAACCTCAAGCATCAGGACAGTACACCCTAAATACTGGAAAGGCAAGCGTTGATTCATCGATTGACGATCTCTTCAGTGATCTCTAATAAAATCCCCGGTCACAAGCCGGGGTTTTTTAACTAAACAGTTTCGCAAATGGCAAAATCACTTAATGGCGCTGTGTCTAGCGCAATCAAAGGTACTATAGACCTAGAGAAGTTTAAAAAGGGTAAGAACCTTTCTGCTGGTGTTGTATTCAAAGAGCAGAGATGGATACCACTTTCACAAGCATTTCAAGACACACTACAGATCCCTGGTATTCCTATTGGTCATATCACACTACTTAGAGGACATTCTGATACAGGTAAAACAACGGCACTTCTTGAAGCAGCAGTTAGTGCTCAGAAGATGGGCATCCTTCCTGTCTTTATCATCACAGAGATGAAATGGGACTGGAACCATGCAAGAGAAATGGGCTTTGAGTTTGAAGAAGTAGCAGATCCAGCTTCAGGTGAAGTTGTAGACTATAAAGGCTTCTTCTTATATATCGATCGTGAGAAGCTTGAGTGTGTAGAAGACGTAGGAGCGTTTATCGCTGATATTCTAGATGAGCAAAAGAGAGGAACATTACCTCACGATATTTGTTTCTTCTGGGATTCGGTAGGATCTATTCCTTGTAGAATGAGTATCGAGAAGTCTACAAATAATAACGAATGGAATGCAGGCGCAATGTCTCAAACATTCGGTAACTTTATCAACCAAAGAATCGTGTTGTCTCGTAAAGCATCACAACCATACACTAACACTCTTGTAGCTGTTAACAAGGTTTGGGTAGCTAAGCCTGATTCACCAATGGGTCAACCTACGTTGAATAACAAAGGTGGTAACACAATGTACTTTGACTCTTCATTAGTTATCACATTTGGTAATATTGCTAGAGCTGGTACAAATAAGATCAAAGCTACCAAGAATGGTAAAGAGGTTGAGTTTGCAAAGAGGACTAGGATTAGTTGTGACAAAAATCACGTGACTGGTGTTACTGCAGTCAATAAAGTTATCATGACAGTGCATGGATTTATCAATGATGATAAGAAAGCACTTGATGACTATAAGAAGCAGTATTCAGATCAATGGATGAAAGTCCTTGGATCAACATCTTTCGATGTAGTTGAAGAAGAAACACCACTATCACCTGACATTTTTGACACAGCAGATTAATGAACCCAGAACTACAAAAACTATTCGACTCTCTCAAGAATGAGAAAGTAGAAGAATCCTTAAATAGTAGAGTACTAATCATCGATGGCTTGAACACCTTTCTAAGGGCGTTCACTGCCATTGGTTGGGTCAATAAAGAATTACTCCATATAGGAGGTCTAACTGGCTTTTTACGTTCCTTAGGGTATGTGATTAAACTAGTTAGGCCGACTAGAGTAATTGTATGCTTTGATGGACAAGGATCATCAACCAACAAAAGATACATCTACTCAGAGTATAAAGCAAATAGAGGTATAAACAGAGTAACAAATTGGGATACATTCGAATCTCAACAAGAAGAGTCTGAGGCAATTACAACACAGCTTGTTAGACTTATCTATTATCTAAAGCAACTTCCTGTCGATCTACTTTCTATAGACAAAATAGAAGCAGATGA